CTTGAAGTAGCGGTAATACTATCGGCGACCGACCGCATGACCCGCGTGGTCAATACGGCGACCGCTAACGTAGTATCGAAACTTCAAAAAATGGAGAACGCATCCCGCAAAGTTTCGGAGCGTTCTCTAAGCGTGGCGCGTGACGCCGGGGCGGTCGGTTTGGCTGTCGGCGCGGCGCTGGCAATCCCGATTAAGCAGGCCGCTGAATTTGAAACCGGTATGGCGAACGTGCGCAAGGTCGTTGACGGCCTGGCAGACCCGGCGGCGCTTAACGCGTTCTCGCAGCAAATTTTGGCACTTTCGCGGGAAATCCCCCTGCCAATTAACCAACTGCAGGAACTTGTAGCAGCGGGCGGGCGAATGGGTATTCCGCGTGACCAACTTATCCAATACACCCGCGAAGTCGCAAAAATGGCTATGGCGTTCGACGCCGCACCCGGTGAAATCGGCGAGCAGATGGGTAAGTTGGCGACGGTGTTCAATATTCCAATTTCAGAGATCGGACGCCTCGGTGACGCAATCAACTACCTTGACGACAACACGACCGCACGCGGCACGGACATTATAGACGTTATGCGGCGCGTAGGCGGCACGGCGCAGCAGGTTGGACTGGCAGCGCCCAACGTCGCGGCGCTTGCGGCTACCTTCCTCTCCCTTGGATCGAGCGCGGAAGTTTCGGCAACGGCATCGAACGCGCTAATCCGCGAACTCGCAATCGCAGAGCAGCAGCCCGCACGTTTTCAGCGCGGCCTTGCGGCGCTTGGGGTTAGCGCCGCCGAACTACAAAAGAACATGGCAATCAATCCGCAAAATACGATACTCGACGTATTGAACCGGATTAACGCATTGCCGGCGCAAAAGAAGGTCGGCGTAACGACACAACTGTTCGGCAAAGAATACGGCGACGACATCGCGCGTTTATCCGGCGGCATCGCGTCGTACCGCAAACAACTGGAACTGCTTAACGACCCGAAATTGAGCGGTTCAATGCAACGCGAATTTGCTATCCGGCAACAGACCGCCAACGCGCAAATGCAGATTTTCCAGAACAATATCCGCGAAGTTGGTATCGAATTTGGTACAACCCTGCTACCGATGTTGAACGACGCGATAAAGGCGCTCCGTCCTATTATTATGGACGTAAGCAGGTGGATACGCGAAAACCAAAAACTTGTTGCGGGCATCGGCGCGGCGCTCGCTGTCTTTGCCGGATTCAGCCTGGCATTGTCCGGCGTTATGGCGGTAGTCGGCGGCGTAGCGCGCGCGGTGGAGGTGGGTATGTTTGTTTTTCAGAACCTGAGTAAGGGGGTGGGGCTGGTGGTTAAGGTGTTCAATATTTTGCGCCTTGTCGTACTCGCTAACCCCGTGCTGGCAATCATTACCGCTATCGGCCTGGCAGTTTTCATAATCTACAAAAATTGGAATACGATCGGCCCGTGGTTTGCGAAACTTTGGGAAGGCGTGAAAAAAATCTTTTGGAAACTTTGGGAATGGCTGAAATACTTTTTCCTAAATTTCACCTTGTACGGGCTGATCATTAAGCACTGGGGGGATATTACAAAAATAGCGTCCCGGTTCTACAACGCCGGGGTAGGGATCGTTAAGGCGCTATGGAACGGCATAAAATCGCTGGCAATGAAGCCCGTCGAGGCTATCCGGGACGTGGTAACAAAGATGCGGGAATACTTACCGTTCAGCCCTGCGAAGGTCGGGCCGTTCAAAGACCTGCACAAGGTCAAGATCGTGCAAACAATCGCACAGGCAATTACACCCGCACCCCTTACGCGTGCTATGGGTGCTGTCGCGCGTGCGGCGGCGGACGTATTAGCGCCGACCCCTGCAATGCAGACAGCCGGGGGCGGTGGCGGTATAACGGTAAATTTCCAGCCTAATATCACATGGCAGGGCGGCGTGACAGAGCAAAATAAAACCGACCTGCTGGCAATGTTGAGGCAATATGAGGGCGAACTTGTAAAAATGGTGGAGAATGCAATGGATCGTAAACAGCGCGCAAAATATTAAACCATGCACATGAACCGGATTACAAACAACGCTAACCTGAAATTCCAGGCGCTCGACACATTGCCGGGCGACGTGCAGCAGGTTTTAATCGCCGAAGGCCGCGTATTTATGACGTATGCGCTGTTTGACGAAAAATTATACACCGGCACGATCATAACACGCAAACCGGGCGACTGGCAGGAGGCCTGGCAACTTGCATACCAACGCGGCTTCGACGAAACGGTAGAGGGGAATATCGTATCAATAGGCCGGGGTAATCCGGCGTATCCAAAACCCGTAATGAACTGAAATGTACCAATTAGGCGATATAAAATTCGAGGGCATCCGGGGGCTGGATAGCCTGAAAAAAACGCGGGAAGCCGTGTACGCCGAACTGCCATTGATCGGCGGCAAATCGCGTTTGCAGCGGACTGGTACGGCGCTGCAAACGCTTAGTATAGGTATATCTTTACACGCCGCGTTTACCGACCCGGCGGCGGACATTGCGGCGCTCGACGCCTACCGCGAATCCGGCGAAGTGCTGGCATTGATCACCGGCGAAGGCGAAGTGATCGGGGACTTCCTGGTATTGTCTATTGAAGAAACCGTAATACAGACGTCCCCCACCGGCCGGACACTATCCGCCGAATTGTCCGTCACGCTCAAAGAGCACTTCGACCCGAACCCGACGGCGACCCGGCAAAAATCCGCCGTTACAGCCGCTTTCGCTGTCGGCACAGATAAGGTCGTACCCGTGCGCCTGGTGCGCCCTGCAATCAATAATACCACCGTCGTATCGAACCGCGTGCAAACGGGCGCGTCCGCTTCGACGTCCGCAATAACGCAGATACGGCAATCCACGGCAACACCGGCGCAGCAGGCGTCTGTATTTGTGCGCGCAAAAAACCTGCTGGAAACCGCCAAAACCGCATACGAAGGCGCAAAGGAACTAATAGATACCTATACCGACATCGCCGCCAAAGCCCCGCAATTATCCGCCGCCGTTGCCGCTGCAATCTCCAACGCGTCCGCCCTGTCGGCGTTCCTGGCATCCGGCGACCTGACAAACGCGCTTACCGGCTGCGATACTTTGGAGGCGTCACTTGAGAACGTCGCGGACGCTATCCGGCCGCTTAACGCATACCTAATTACCCGGAAGCCGTAATGCCCTATACTGAATACATCACGAACGAGGGCGACCGCCTCGACACAATCGCCAACAAGGCATACGGCAATCCGTATGACTGGCAGCGCATTTTGTCCGCGAATCCGTCGCTACCTATCCAGGACGTGTACGCCGCCGGGGTGCGCCTGGTGATCGAAATACAAGAGCAGGCCGACGTTGATCAATCCGCAAACCTTTTGCCGCCTTGGAAAAGATGAACGCACGGCAAATTGCATTTGAGGTACTGTACAATAATAGGAATATCACGACCGATATATCCTCGTTTGTCACGTCCATCTCCTACACGGATAAGACCGAGGGAGAATCTGACACGATCGAGATACAGGTTGACGATACGGACGGCCTTTGGCGTGCGGACTGGTACCCGGCGAAGGGCGACACGCTCGAAGTCAAGATCGGATATACCGACCTGCTTTTGCCTTGCGGGAAATTTGAGATTGATGAAATCGAAATTTCAGGCGCGCCGGATACCGTGCGGATCATGGGGCTGGCAACCGGCACGCAACCCGCGCTGCGAACGCGCAACAATTCAGCGCACGAAAATAAGACGCTGGCAGAGATAGCAAATACCATTGCCGGCAAACACGGGCTAACGGTGCAGGGTACGATTGAGAATATCCGTATCAATCGGGCGACACAATACCGCGAAACAGACCTTGCGTTCCTGAAGAAAATATCCTACAAATATGGCCATATTTTCAGCATACGGGGGAACGCGCTAATTTTCCAGACGATATACGAAATTGAAGGCACGGACGGCGTGACTACAATAGACCGCACAGACCTAACCCGGTACAGCCTAAAGGATAAGACGTCGGAAACCTATAAAGCCGCCGAAGTCAAATACCACGACCCCGTCGAAAAGAAAGTCGTGGCGCATACGGAAAACGCGACGGCGACGGACACGGCGGGCGATACCCTGGTACTCCAATGCAAGGCAGAAAATCCAACGCAGGCGCAATCGCAGGCAAAGGCAGCGCTTCACAGAGCCAACACGCGCAGGCAATCCGGCAGCCTGTCAATGCCGGGCAATCCGCTTATTGTGTCGGGAAACAACTTCGAATTAACCGGGCTGGGGGTTCTATCCGGAAAATATCACATAGAAGAAAGCAGCCATCAAATAAGCCGGGGCGGATACACTACCGACGCGACGGTGAAAAAAGTCGGGTAGGCGACAAAATAAAATATCTGCAAAAAAAATTGCGCGAATGTTTGGAAATTAAATTCCGGCGCGCGTATATTTGAGCCAACAAAGAACAGGAACGCGGGGCAACCCGCAAACAACGGCGTAGTTCAAGTTTGTGAGAACCCCCGACTGCTAATCGGGAAATGCGGGTTCAAATCCCGCCGCCGTGACTAAGGCCGCATCTGGAAAGCATGTAGCCCCCGACGCCGGACGGTATATTCCGGCAAACAGACCGAACGGAGCCGACTGGGAAGCGGCGCTTCAAATATACCTGAAGGACGGTTTTTGCGCGGGTTCGATTCCCGGTTCGGTCGCGAAGCGAGTAGATTTTCATGGTCACAGCCCCGCAAACGAGCGCGGCGAAGGGCGCACGCGGGATGTTTGCGCCCTTTTTTTATTCTGATAATATGTTGAAATTTGGCAATATATGCGACATAGACGCAGCCGCCGGGCTGGCACGCGTTCAATTCGACGACGACGGCGTTACGTCGGCGTGGCTACCTATTGCGTTTCCAAATACGCTGCAGAATAAATACGCGTGGGCGTTCGACGTGAACGAACACGTCGCCTGCCTAATGGATGACGAAGCGGAGAACGGCGTAATTATCGGGGCAATCTATTCAAAAGCAGAGCAGCCCGACGACGGCGACGCGGATAAGGTGCGGGTAGTTTTCAGCGATGGGGCGTCCGTCGAATACGACCGGGCGGCGTCTAAGTTGGCGGTGAAGGTCGGGACTACCGAACTCGACGTGACGGAGGACGGGTTTACCGTGAAGCGTGGATCGGAAACGCTGAAGGCAATCTTGACCGACTTAATAAACGCGATACTGGCAGAAACGCACCCGACCGGCACCGGGCCGTCGGGTACGCCGATAAATGCGGCGACATATACGGCGATAAAGAACAGAATACCTAACCTTTTTGAGTGATATTTTTATGCAAGGACTATTCAAAATCTACCACGACCCCAACTTTGCAGCCGCCGACATTCAGCCGGAAAACACGGTACTCGTGCCAGGCACAGACGGCCGCGCGTATCGGGACAAATGCCAGTACGGAAGCCTTGAGCAACTGTCGGAGCAGGCCGGACTAATACAGACCGGGGACGCGACATTGCGCGAAGCCGTGGAGGCGTTTCGGGAAAACCGTTTGCCGCGATGGAAAGGCGACGTAAATAAATTCTAAAATCGTATCTTTGTGCCATGCCACTAAGCAAATCCGCACTAAAGGCGACCGTAAAAAACGCGCTCGCTACGAACATTACGAATACGAATAACTTTGACGGTGCTATTGATGCGCTGGCGCAGGCTATCGCGGACGCCGTGGCAAAGGCTGTTGACGATTACGTCACGACGGCAACCGTTACGAATATTCCCGCGCTGGTGTCCCCTGCCGGGGCTGTAACGGGTACGATTTCCACCACCATAACCGGCACTATTACCCCGTGAACGTAAGCAATATAAAATCGGCTGACTGGTCTTTTTCTGTTTCTTCAATCGGCGAAGCGGTGGAGGGGGTGGCGGATATTAACCAATGTATCGGGGTAATTATCGGCACGCAAAAAGGCAGCGACCCGTTCCGGCCGGACTTCGGTTCGGACGTGTGGGACTGGATAGATCGGCCGCTCGGTATCGCTATTCCAAACATGAAGCGGGCGATTATCGAAGCGGTGGCGCTTTGGGAGCCGCGCGTAACGATCACCGGGATCGAATACGCGTATCAGAATACGGCGGGCGAAAACGCGCCGGTGTATTCGGGCGCGCGGTTTAATATTTACTGGAAATTGAAACAGACGCAAACGACCGGCACGGCTGAAGTGACGCTTGGACTATACGACACAATCCAAAAAGCAGAACAAACCCAACCGCCGGTTCCGCTGTTCATCACCCTATTGACCGAATCCGGCGACGTCGTGCAGACGGAAACGGGCGAAAATATTGTAATATGACGGAACCCGAATTCATAGAGCGCGACGGCGAAAAAATCGTATCGGAACTTATCGCGACATATCAAGATATAACCGGGCGCGTATTGCAGCCGGGGCAACCTGAACGGCTGTTAATCAATGCGTTTGCCTACCGTGAACTGCTACTCCGCCAACAAATCCAAAACGCGGCGCTGCAAACGCTGGTGTCCTTTGCGTCCGCACCCGCGCTGGATTATTTGGGCGAACTTGTAGGTGTTCAACGTTTGGCGGCTTCGCCCGCGTCTTGCACGCTACGGTTTACTTTGATTGCCGGGCATGGCGGGGTAGTGATTCCGACCGGCACGCGGGTCGCATCGCTCGACGGAAAAATTATTTTTCGGATCGTGGAGGCGGTGGACGTGAACGCGGGTGTGAATACCGCCGACGTGCTGGCATTCGCCGACACGACCGGCACGGCGGGCAACGGATACGCCGCCGGGGAAATATCGGAGATACTCGACCCGCAGCCGTTCCTTGTGTCGGCTGAAAATTTGGCGGCAACGTCGGGCGGATCGGATGAGGAAACGGACGCCGAACTGCGCGACCGGATTAAACTTGCGCCGGAACAGTTCAGCACGGCCGGATCGGTCGGGGCGTATCAGTTTCACGCGAAGTCTGCCAGTCCGGCGATATTGGACGTAGCGGTGACAAATCCGACGCCGGGGACGGTGAATATTTACCCGCTTGCAGAGGGTGGGCTGCCTACTTCTTCTGCGATATTGAACCTGGTGTCGGCTGCCTGCAATGCGGAAAAGGTGCGGCCTCTGACTGATACGGTCGTGGTATTGACGCCGACGCACGTCAACTACTCAATCCACGTGCATCTGACCTGCTACACCACGGCCAACACAACGGCGGTTATCGCGCAAGTTACAGAGAACCTGACTAATTACGCGAATACGCGGGCGCAGCGGATCGGGCTGGACATTGTGCGGGCGCAAATTATCGCGCTCTGCATGGTGGAGGGTGTGTATAGTGTGACGGTCGTATCCCCGTCGGCGGACGTGGTAATTTCAGCAACGCAGGTACCTATCCGCACGGGTACATTGCAGGTATCGGTAACAGATATAGTCAATGGCTAATATTACAGGAACGGGCATAGCGCACGCGCCGCACCTGGTGGCGTTTGACACGGCGGCGAAAATCCGGCTTGAGGGCATTGACCTTACGCCGCTGCTCATGTACGTTGTGGATACGGCGGACGTGGACGCATTGCCCTACCTGGCAGAGCAATTTCACGCGCTCGGTTTTGAAGGGTGGGCGCTGGCAGTCACGGAGGCGGATAAACGAGCGCTAATAAAAAAGGCAATCGAACTTCACCGGCACAAGGGCACGCCGTGGGCTATCCGTAATGCCGTGCGGGCGGTCGGGTTCGGGGAATGTGAGATAATTGAGGGGGTAGGGTTCGACTTTGACGGCGGGGCAACATACAACGGTGCGCAGGATTACAACGGCGGGAACTGGGCGACGTTCCGCGTAAAGGTTGAAATACCGAATACGCGGCCGGTGACGCTGGCAGAATTTACCGCCTTGCGTTCGATGATCTTGGAATACAAAAACGCGCGTAGTGTGCTGGCAGATATTACACTGGTGCTGGCACTTGAAACGACACACGACCTGCCGGAAGATCAACTGGATTTTTTGGCCGGCGACGCGGTAACGGATACGCTGACAGGCGGGGCGGATTATGGAGGGGCGACGGCATACAACGGCGCGGCGAATTATGACAAATCAAACGACCCCGGCACGATCACGATCGAAATAGGGGGCTTTGCAACAACGGAAAATTTCTAAATCAAAATAGATGCAAGAGGTACCACGAATAGACACAATAATCCCGCGCGGCATTTTTGAAATGCGCGTGTATGACGCCGACGGCTGTCTGCTGGAATCATACGAGGCGGACAACCTAATCGTGAACGGCGGGCGGTCTGCAATCGCTTCGCTGATCGGCGCGGCGACGTCAACAAAGGACGTAACGCAAATCGCGTTCGGAACAAACGGTTCTAATCCGGTGTTGACAGATACCGCAATCACCGGCGCGTTTACAAAGGCCGTCGGCGCGGTGACATATCCGGCGACGGGACAGGTGCGCTTCGCCTGGTCACTGGAACTGGCAGAAAGCAACGGCGTAACAATCCGCGAATACGGGTTATTGTGCCAGGATAACACACTCTTTGCCCGCAAAGTCCGGGCGGATATTTCCAAAACTTCCGACGTGCGCCTGGAAGGCACGTGGACAATAATTTTTTAAAAAATGGCAAATCTAACAGAATCCGCAATCTTTGAACCCGGGATATACCAACTTGAAACGACCGACCCGGTATTGGGCGGACCGTCCGGCATAGCCAACACGCAGGCAAAGCAACTGGCAAACCGCACGGCGTGGATTAAAGAGAAACTTGACTTGTTGGGCTTCGGCACAGCCGGCGTACCGCAATACACCGGCAACCTAAACGCGCTCACTACGTCCGGCTGGTGGTACGCAACGTCGGCCACAACAAACAGGCCGACGGGTGCGACGGCGGGGTTCATCAATGTATTGCAGCAGGCGACGCTTGGTTATTCCCTGCAGATATCTTACGACTTCGCGG